AGCATTTGATAAAGCCCGAAAATCACAAGCATTTGTGCCCAATCTCGGATCGTGTACTTGGTGTTCATATAAACCTTCATGCGAGTACGGCAGGGAAATGGTGTTCTAGGTGTACAGTTATTCCATGTCCAGATTCGTAATGATCGCCGATTCCGATACCAGTAAAGTTGTTATTTGGGATGGCAAAAAGCAGGTCTTATTTTGTGAGATCAGCGAAATGATCGAGGGCGGATGGGGCATAAGCAAAGTTCAAGAAATCATGGTTCTAAAGGACACACCCAAGACGAGTCGAGCCTTGTACGAACTCCATGATTTATTGAGCGATGCGTCCAATTTGAGCGTGGAGGCGATTCCTGTCCCAGTGTAAAAAACTTACTTAACCCCCCGTGTGTCGAGTTGTACTTTAGGGTACAGTTGACTTACCCTCAGTTTAGTCAAAGGAGGTAAGTATGGCAACCGCCACTGTTTCCCAAAAACATGTTGTTCAAAAGTATGTATCTTTGTCTGAAAGCGACAAGAGTTTATTGCGCGAGATAGTTACCAATTATCTATTTGAAATGGCTAATGCTCTCAACATTCCGATCAAAGAAATCGACGCTCGTGATGTTCTATACAAGTCCCTTGATTTCGTTTCCGAGGGTTGGAGATATGACAACGCCACCGAATCCCGATGGAGATATATTCAGTAGTGTGATCTAAATCACATAAAAAATACTGTAAAACATTTGTCAAAAAGGTAATGTAACTCCCGTAGGGCTTACCAGCCCGAATAACAGGGAGGTTCAAATGGACGCAAAGCGCGGACACAAGTTCATTACAAAAGAAATCGAAAAGGCACTGCCTAAACTCTATTCACAAGAAAATGTTGACGATCCAATCGTTGTTGCGAAATGGTTCAGTCCTTACAATGGTTGGCGTTGGTTCGCAACTGAGTTCGACGGCGAAGATACATTCTTTGGTCTAGTTCAGGGATTCGATACTGAACTCGGTTATTTCTCCAAGTCCGAGTTAGAAAATGTAACATTCGGGCAAGGTCGCTTTCAAGTTCCCGCCGTTGAGCGTGATCTTTCATGGCAGCCTAAAAAACTTAGTGAAGTTCGTGAATCACTAGAGAAGTACAACTTCGCATGAAGGAAATGGAAGCACTGTTCGACCAATTGTCGGACGAAAATGGTGGCTTTGGATATTCCGTAAAATGGAAAACATGTTATATTCACGATGAGAAGAATTGGCTTTATGTTGTTGATCCAGCCAAAGATACCTTTGAAATCAATCAGTTCACTATCTCTTGGTATCACGCAGCGAATCACAAGCACCCCGACACGCCAGTTGTCTTGATTTCATATCAAAGCGACTATCACGCCCCTGATTCTTGGGTCGATAACGAGGACGAGGTTGACGCAACCGCCGAAGATATTGCTTCATTCATGGGAAACATCGAAAGTGGTTATGTTAATGATCGAGGAGTGCCCGACCGCTTGGAGGAGATTGGATGAATATCCTTCAAGATACAGATTGGGAAGCCACAAAGTTCAAGCGAACTATCGATGTTGTACTAGATGGCGAGAGATGGACAATCAATCTCTATACCTCTAGTTCAGGTTTATTCTTAGTAGAAGAAACCGAATACATCTCATTAAGTCATGGCGAAATGTTGTTTGGTGTTCCCGAAGAACTCATCAATTTGGCAGATGTTAAATCTAAAATGGAAATGCCAGAGTTTGATACCAAAGTGAAGGCTCGTAGTTCCGATCCTCAAACTTCAAAAAGGGCAGCACAGGAAATCGGAATCCGCGTCAACAGCAGCAGGTTCAAGTTATTGATGGCGCACTTCACCGAACGGAATGGTTTAACAGACGAGGAGGCAGCGACTCATGCTGGACTTCCCCTTACATCGGAGTATGCCACTCGTTGCTCCGAGTTGGAACGGGCAGGTTTACTAGCCAGTATGCCTACTCACCGTACTGGATCATCGGGGCAGTTGCGAATGGTTAGGCGAATTACCGTAAAAGGAATACTCACGGCACAGGAGGTAGCGAAATGTTAACAATGACTCGTGGTAATCTCAAAGCAAGCGTCCCGATTGCGCTAGTTTGCGACTATTGGCAGATACCGTTTGGGAAAAAACCGAAACGCGCCGAGGTGGATATGTTCATATCCCACATTTTTGAGTTAGGTCTGGAAAAGTATGAACCCAAAGGGAGGGAAAATGTTCAAGATAAAAGTCTATGAAGATGGTAGTCAGGTATATCAAAAGGAGTACAATGATCTCGGGCAAGCCATTGAAGAATACGCACGGTATAGAGATCGTGGAATGGCAGATCAAGAAAGGTTAGTTGCCCTTATCAATCCCGATGGCGATGTGATCGTCAAAAAGTCCCTAAGGAATCTCCACTCAATCTAAAAGTTGAGTGAGCGGAGGTTTCCCCCAAAGGAGGAATAATGAAACTCACGAAACGCGGAAGAACGGTAAGAAACATAGCAATAGGATTCGCAATCTTGTTGGTTTGGGAGGCAGGAACGGCAATAGCCGAAGCACCTGTAGTACCCGTTAAGGTTGAATTGACTCAACCTGCAAAGATAAAAACAATCGACTTTCCATTGAAGGCTTGGTCGCCAACCATAGCCAAAGCCTATGGAAAATATGCGATTCAAGAATACGGTTGGAATGATGAGCAGTTTGAGTGCCTCGAAGCACTTTGGAACCGCGAGTCAAACTGGAGATGGCAAGCAAAGTCACCTACATCCGATTATGGAATCCCTCAGCGTCATATGCGCAAGAACAGTAAAGACGAGATCAAAGACTTCCTCTCCGATCCACTAGAGCAGATTTCTTGGGGCTTGTCCTATATCGAACATCGGTACGGAAATCCATGTTCAGCAAAAAAGCATTCAGATTCGAAAGGTTGGTATTAAATGGACGACTCTAATCTTGACGACCTCTACAACCAGTTAATGTCGGAAAGGTATGGAGAATTGTGGAAACCACTAGATGTAGTGGAAAGTAAAGACTAATGCCCCTAAACTTTGGGTGTGTCAGAACCCACAGATTACCCCGACTTCGATGGCAGTCAGATTTGTGCCAGCGTAGATGGAGAGTTGTGGTTTAGTGACACGCCCACTGGTAGGCGGACAGCGATCAAACTATGTGGTCAATGTCCATTTCAGACAGAATGTCTGAGGTACGCACTACACTGGAGCGTAGAAGGGATTTGGGGAGGAACGACCCCAAGACAAAGAAAAGACATAAGAAGAAAACGCAAGATCAGACCTAAGCCATTAGTGTTTGATTTTCCTAGCCAAAGGACTCAAAGTGAGTAACCCAATCACAGTAGTAGGAACAGTAACGAAAGATCCTGAACTAAAGTTCATCAATAGCGGTAAAGCAGTGATCCGATTCTCGGTTGTTACCAGCAAGAAAAAGAAAAATGAAAACGGTACTTGGGAAGATTCAGGTACAACTTATTGGGATATAACAGCGTGGGATGTTCTCGCTGAAAACGCAGCAGATTCATTACAAAAGGGAACTCAAGTTGTAGTTCTCGGCACAATCGAAAACCAAGAATGGTTGGACAAGTCAACGAGCGAGAAAAAATCAAAGTTAGTTATTACCGCCCAACACATAGCAGTATCGCTAAAGAAGTCCCGACCAAAGACCGAGCAGTTCGCGAAAAAGCAGGACACTTGGGGCGACGATGCGCCTTTCTGATGCCTAAAAAGGGTAAACTCCCCTTATACTGCTTGGATGGACAATGCGCAGAATCCGTTTCAAGGACTTAGTGTCCTAGAACAAGCGACAGCGCAAATGAACGAGTTATTCAATTCCCTAGTGGATAGCGGGTTCACCGAAAGACAAGCACTTTATTTAGTGAGCAGGACGATGGTAGCCTCTATGCACGACGACGATGACGAGTAGGTACAAATGGCAAAAGTAGATTTAACAGAACTCGGCTCAACAGGTTTACGCCGTAGCGGTGGAACGGTACATGAGGAGTTCCTCGTTGCGTTGCGCGGTAAGCGCGGAGCGAAGGTTTATCGTGAAATGGCGGATAACGATCCCGTCGTTGGATCAATCTTGTATGCGATTGAAAAAATCATTTTGCGCTTGGACTGGAAAGTTGATCCATCTTCCGAAGAATTAGTCGATGTTGAAGCAGCCGAGTTTATCGAATCTTGTTTGTACGATATGTCCGACTCTTGGGACTCGACACTTTCCAGTATCTTGTCGATGCTTGTATTCGGATACTCCTATCAAGAAATCGTTTACAAGATTCGCGGTGGAGAATCATCAGACCCAACAAAAAAATCCGCTTTCAGTGATGGCAAAATTGGTTGGCGTAAATGGGCTATTCGTGCGCAAGAAACTCATAACAATTGGTTGTTCGACAAAGATGGCGGTATTCAAGGATTCGAACAAGTTGATCCGTGGGGTGGTGGAATACATCGAATCCCAATCGAAAAGTCTTTGTTATTTAGAACCTCAACACAAAAGAACAACCCCGAAGGAAGATCACTACTCCGAACTGCATACCGTCCGTGGTACTTCAAGCGTCGTATCGAAGAAATCGAAGCAATTGGTATCGAACGCGATCTCGCAGGTTTGCCAGTGGCTTATGTTCCGCCCGAGTATTTGTCCTCAACTGCTACCGCCGATCAGCAAGCAGTATTAGCAGCGATTCAATCTATCGTTCAAAATGTAAAGCGAAACGAACAAGAAGGAATTGTTTTCCCTCAGGTGTATAATGAAAACGGCAACAAATTGTTTGATATGACTTTGTTGTCAACAGGTGGTTCGCGCCAGTTTGATACAGACAAAGTTATCTCCCGTTATGACCAAAGAATCGCTATGTCCGTACTCTCAGACTTCATTCTTCTTGGTCACGAGCGAGTCGGATCTTTCGCGCTCGGATCGAGCAAAATCGATCTTTGGACTATGGCAGTTGACGCAATTTGTAAATCAATCGCAGAAGTTATTAACCAACACGCGATCCCAAGACTCTTAACCCTAAATGGCATGAAGTTAGAAAAAACTCCTGAAATCTCCTACAGCGAAGTAAGCCATGTTGAACTAGCGGAAATCTCAGACTATGTATCCAAGTTAGTAACGGCTGGCGTTATTACTCCTAATGCGGAAACTGAAACATATTTGAGAGGTCTAGCAGGGTTGCCAATTGTAGAAGAAACCCTTTAATAGTGTTTGTTCTCAAAGCAAAAAAACCCAACGATCCTCTAATAGTCACGGATGGTTCGTTAACAGCCAACGAAAAAAAACTTATAAAGCAGTACCTTGAGGCACTGCGTAAGTTAAATCTCGAGGTTGATGATCCCGAAGTGATCCGTCGTGTTATGGCGGAGGTCTTAGCAGGTAATCCTTTATCTGCTGCTAATCAAGTTCCGTGGGCGAACTTCACTCAATCACTTGAACCAATTGTGACCACAATGGCAGCGCAGGTTGCTATCTCAGCAAATATAAATCTCACTAAGTTACCGAGTAAGATTAGATATGAAGCAGCCTTCAATTTAACCGATCCCCGCGCTATTGGTTGGGCGCAAGTTCGTGCGGGTTCAACTATTCGCCAAGTCAATGAATACTCTCGCCAAGCAGTATCTAAGATTATTCAAGATGGTTTACGCTCGAAGTTAGATCCCGATCAAGTAAGAGAATCAATAAAGCGAGTAGTTGGTCTTGACGCAAGACAAGCGACAGCACTAGAAAACTTTTACAAAAAATCAATCGAAGATGGAACGCTTAAAGGTTTGTCTTATCAAGAAGCATTAGCAAGAGCAGAAACTCTCGGACAAAGATATAGAAATACACTTTGGACTCAACGAGCCGAAAGAATCGCTCGAACCGAACTCGCCGAAGCAGCAAATCAAGGACGCTTTATGTCTTGGATGGAAGCAGAACAACAAGGATTAGTTCCGCCTAACAGTAAAAAGCGTTGGATGACCGCTCCCGACGAAAGAACCTGTCCAATTTGTAACGCCCTCAATGGAGAGATAGTTGATTGGCAAAAAGATTTCTCTATTGGCAAGTTAATGCCTACTGCTCATCCGAATTGTCGTTGTACCGCCGTTTTAATTCCTGGTCAACCTAGTGCGGTGATACAAGAACCTATCCCCCCTACTGGTGAGTATGAAGGATACAAGTTAGGTCAACCAAAAAACTCTCAAAGTTTCGATCGTGGTCAAGCCGATGTAGCAGCCAACAATCTTCGCGATTCTGCTCGAGTAGCCGAGCCTAAAATCACCCGCGATGTAATCGATTTATCCAAGACCCACGGTGGCGAAATGGTTGGTTTGGAATATCGAATAAAGGCACAGGGATCTTTGGCAGAAAAGATACAAACACAGGCACGGGATCATGTAACAAGCGTTGCGGTCGAGTCAAGAAATATGAAAGATGTTATTCGCTACACAATGACTAAAGGCGAATCAGGTTACATAGACATGACAAACAATGTAATAAATGATTTGCGATCACAAGGCTATACAGTTCATGTCGTAAACAATTGGAAAGTAGGAAGTCCTTACAAGGGAGTAAATGCTCAAGTCATTTCACCGACAGGACAAATGTTCGAACTTCAATTCCACACACCTGCTTCGCTTGCTTCCAAAAATAAGACACACTCTATTTACAAAAGTCTTAGAAAAACTCAAGATCCAGTTGTTATGACTCAAGCAGAAAAAGAAATGGTCGAAATCGCGAAAAGCGTCCCATTCCCTAAGGGCGATGTTGGTACTTTGGGCGAACCTATATTAACTATCAAAAAACATTATGCGGGTCAACATGATCAGCAATCACACGCAGGAGGCGGATCTAAAGGCGGGGGTGGAACAAGTGTTGGATTATTCCCAACTCCTACCGAATCAGGTCGCAGGAACTTCAAAGAATACGAAGAAAAGGTCGAATACTACAC